AGAGAGTGTGCGCAGGTGCAGGGGGGTAAATTGTGCAGTTTGTGCGTACTTTGTGCGTACTTTGTGCAGAAGATTGTGCAGAAGAGCCGTGTTCCACGTGAAACACTAGACTCGTGTGCTAGTGGTACCGATCAGTAACATACGCACTGCAACATGACATAATCCAGTGAGACATAATGCAAAAACCCTATGATTTACGGTGTTTGCGTTATGACAGAGACACTAAGTCTATTATAATCAATAGGTTACGCGTGTACTTCGCATAATAGCCATTATGTAAAGTCACGTTATGTCGTGTTGCGATGCGATTTCTAAGGGATTCCTTGGGTCCAGCGATGTCTAGAGGGGTGACCCCCACGCTCCACCCCTAAAATATTTTACTTTTCCCTAACATGGCGTATAACGAGTAGATGCCGCTCGCGACCTGTCCAACCGCCATCCTCATCGAGTACGTCGATGCGCCGCTACCGGGGCCCGCACCGCGTGGTCGTCCTGGCCGCAACGCGGCATTGGGCGACGCGTTGCTGGCGATGCAGCCGGGCGGCCAGGCGCTCGATGTGAACCGGTCATTGAAGGCGACGACGCAATTCATCTGGCGGGTGCGCCAGCGGGGGAATCAGGCGCTGCGCTTCAAGGTGCGCGCCATGCGGCCCGGGTGGACACGAATTTGGAGGGTGGCGTGATGGACCTGAAACCCCAACGGAGACTCACATGAAGACCTATTCGCACGCGCCGGACGTCGACGGTTGCATCGAGAAAATCCAGGCGGCCCACCACGGGGAGCTGATGGACGTCACCGTCTCGGCGCTGTTCGTCTACGACGACGAAGAATCGAGCAAGGCGGTGCTGACTCACGCAGGCTATCCGGCCGCCGCGGTCGTGCGTATCACGCCCTTGAAGGACCGAACCTTGGGGGTTGCTGATGCGGTGATTGTGGTGGAGCGGGTGGCGTGGCTTGCCCTTTCGCAGCGCCAGCGCGACGCCTTAGTGGACCATGAGCTCACGCATTTGACGCGCAAGGTTGATGAGGAGAATGGCGATGCGCCGCTATCCGATGCACTGGGGCGCCCGAAGCTTGGTCTGCGCAAGCACGACCACCAATTCGGCTGGTTCGATGAGGTCGCGCAGCGCCACGGGGAGGCGAGTCCGGAGGTGCGCCAGGCCCGCGTGCTGATGGAATCGTCGGGCCAGTTGTACTTCGATTTCGAGCCGCGGACCGCCGCTGCGCCGAAACGCAAGCCCGCGTCACGTGCACCGCTTGGCGATGCGCTGAACTGATCCTTTCAACTACCCACGGACGAGCGAATTCATGACCGATATCTATTTTGGCGACGTGCTGGGCTCGTTCGCGAACGGCGTGCAACTCGACCTGCGGGTGAAACTCGCGGTGGATTTCTTGAAAGCGTCGGGCGATGCGATCTTCGACGGCGCCCCGCGGGAGACCGCGACACTGGCGCTCGATCTCGCGACCGAGCTGCTCGCCCAGGCGCAGGAGCGCGGCCTCATGAAGTCGCTCCCCGAAGACTCTGAGTTGAACGCGCCCACCAAGCGGCACATCGAGCGGCAGATCCGCATGCAGGTCTTTCAGAATCAGGCGGCGCAGCGGATTCAGTCGGAGCCCGCGGTGGCGTTGGGCTCGGTGCCGGCTAACTTCGTGCCGAGGCGGCAGTGATGGCAAGTTGGTGTCCTGATGATTTACGGCGCGAGATACTCCGAAAAGTGATACGCAATTACGCGCGGAAAACGATGAGTTGGCCGTGGCCCGCGCCGCAGAGTTGGCTTGACTGGCAGTCGGACAATCACGGTTGGGACGGAGCGGCGCGGTTAGGCGACCTTTACCCGGTGACCGAAGGGAGCGGCATATGATCCGCCGCCCAGTCTCCTCCTCGAATATCGCCGGCATCGGCTGGGAAGCGGCGACCGATGGTTCGGGCACGAGCGGCACGATGGAGGTGGAGTTTCGCTCAGGCCACGTGTACGCCTACCACGAGGTGCCGCAACAGGTGTACGAGGCGGCGATCGGCGCCTCGAGCGTGGGCAAGTTCATTGCCTCCGACATCGTCGATAAGTTCGAGCACACGCGGCTCAAGTGACCGACCTCATCATCCGCCCGGTCCTGACCGAGGCGGAGCGGCGCGAATTCGATCCGGTGCGCTTCGAGCGCTTTTGCGGCGAGCTTAAAATCGATTCGAAGGAATTCGGGCAGATGCCGCTGACCTTCTTAGGCACGCAGCGCTATGTGGTGCAGGAGATTGCCGCGGGGATTGCCGAAGGCATCCACACCTTCGTGATCTTGAAGGGCCGCCAGTTGGGCATCTCGACGGTGCTGCTCGCGCTGATCATCTATTGGCTTTTCAAGCACAAAGGGTTGAAGGGCGCGATGGTCACCGACACGGACGAGAACCGCGAGTTGTTCCGCTCCTACGTCGACCAGTACATCCAATCGCTGCCGAAGCATTTGAAGGCGCCGATCGGGCGGCACAACCGCACGCAGCTCTTATTGAAGAATCGTTCAAGAGCCATGTACATGGTGGCCGGCACCAAGAAGTCGGGCGGCCTGGGGCGGGCCAAGGACGTGAACTTCCTGTTGGCAACGGAGTGCTCGAGCTGGGGCGATGAGGAAGGGTTCCTGTCGTTGACCAACACGCTCGCGCAGAAGAATCCGAATCGCCTGTACGTGTATGAGTCGACCGCGCGCGGCTACAACATGTTCTATCAGACGTGCGAGGTTGCGAAGAAAAGCCACACGCAGAAATTCATCTTCGTGGGCTGGTGGCGCAACGAACTGTATTCGTGGCCGGCGGAGTCGACTGAGTTCAAAACCTATTGGGACGGCAGCCCCACGGGCGACGAACGCGTGTGGATCGGCGAGATTTACGAGCGCTACAGCGTCGAGATCGCGCCGGAACAAATCGCCTGGTGGCGCTGGTACGTTGCCGAGCAGATGAAGGGCGATGAGATGTTGGCTCTTCAGGAGATGCCGCCGACCGAGGAATACGCGTTTCAGCTATCCGGCTCGAAGTTCTTCTCCGCCGAGCGCGTCAACATCGCGTATCAACGTGCGCTGAAAGAGCCGTGCCTGTACTTCCGGTATATCTTTGGCCTCAATTTCGAGGACACGCAGTTCGTCGAGACAACCGAGGAGAACGCGGAGGTCACGATCTGGGAGACCCCGGTGCTTGCCGCCAAAGCGGGCGATCGCGCCGGCTCCTATGCCTTGGGCTGCGATCCGGCCTACGGCTCCTCCGAGTGGGCGGATGAGTTCGCCGCGTGCATGCTGCGCTGCTATGCCGATAAAATCGTGCAGGTGGCCGAGCTCGGCACGCCCCACTGGACGGATCAACAGTTCGCCTGGGCCATCGCGCACTTGTGCGGCTGGTACGGCGACTGCATGCTGAACTTAGAGATGCAGGGGCCCGGCGCCGCGGTGTTCAATGAATTACTCAATCTTAAACGCCAAGCAGCTTCGCTCCCTCCAGGCGATCCTCGCGCTGGAGCCTTCGACGTTATTGGCCGGATACGTGATTACCTCTGGAAAAAGCAAGACAGCATTCACGGTAACTTTGCGTATCAGTGGCAGACGAACCCGCGCGAGAAAATCCGCATGATGTCGACCTTGCGCAGCTACTTCGAGCGCGAGATCATCGAACTGAACTCGCCCGCGTGCCTGACGCAGTTCAGGAATATCCATCGCAACGGTGACCAGATCGGCGGCGAGGGCCGGGCGAAGGATGACCGCGTGATCGCATTGGCGATCGCCACGGTGGCCTGGAATGACTGGATCATGCTGGAGATGCAGGCGAACCAGCGCACCTGGGCGCGCGAGAATCGCAGCGCCGAGGAGGCGAAGGCCTTCTCGCCGGTCGAGAAATCGGTGATCAACTACCTGACCAAAAACGGAATCCACGTCCGTGGACTCACCTGATGTCCTATCGCTCGCCGAGATCTCCCGACGCTTGAGCCAGGTGCGCGAGGGCGAGGCGCACCTGCGCCGCGAATTACCCCCGGACAACCCCCACAATGCCATTTTGCGCCTGCGCGACATAACGCGGTATATTGGCGCCACGGAGAACCAGGTGTTCCTGTGGTTTCCGACCATGACCCGCATGCAGCACCGCTTGCGCGACCGGCCGCCGCCAAGTAAGGCTGCGCCGATGCCGGAGCGCTGGCAGCGAGAGTGGTCCCGGTTCTTCAAGGCGTACGAGGCCGGGCAACTGGTCAAGGCACAGGTGGGCGGTGAGTGGCAAATTATCGGCCGAACAGATCAAACACTGGCGCAAGTGGATGCCGCGCCGCGGCCGCAAGCCCATGCGCGGGTGATCGGGATGCGCATCGACATGACGACCTTGGGACCACGCTTGAAGGGGATATAACTTGGCCGTGATGCGCGAATGGAGTTGTCTCGAGCACGGCGAGTTCGACGGGACGCACCCGATCTGCCCCTCCTACGGCTGCGATTCGGAGCACGTGAACCAGGAATTTCGCACGCCCGTGGGCATCGGCACCGATTTTCGCAAGCGCTTCGATGCCGGCATGCGCAAGTCCGCCGACATGTATGGTGCTTCGGATTGGAAATCGGCCAAGGCCGGCGATACCTCGTTCGAGGGCCGCGCGGATCCCACGATTGGCACCAAAGTCTTGTGGGGCGATGAGTCGAAGAAAGTGCTGGGGCACAGTTTCTCGGAGTTGACACAGATCGCGGCGAAGCCCCTGACGGGCGCGGGCGGCGAAGTGATCCTGAAACACAACAACGGCATGCGCGAGGCCGCGACCATCGCCGGCATCACGCGCCGCCGGCTGCCCCAGGCGCATGAGGTCTCCGCGCACAAGGGCGATGCGGGCGCGAAAGCGCAAGCCCAAGCGCTCACGGTGTGAAACTCCCAAGCGACCTCGTCGAACGCAATCGGCTCTGTCAGGAGTTGGTGCGACAGTGCACCGCGAGCCGCGCCGATCGCTTCACCGTCTATCAGACGCTGCGCAACTATTACCTGTTCGGCTCGGCGGACGCGCGCGGCGCACCGTACAACAAGATCGGCTCGACCGTCGACACACTCTCGAGCTTCATCTACTCGCCGGACACGCTGCGCTTCAGTCTGCACTTGGGCACCGAGGCGCCGGTCGATGACATCGCCAAGTCCGTGCCGCTCTCGCGCGAGGTCACCGAGCAATGGCGGGTGAGCAAGACGCACATCATGTTCGGCATTGGCATTCGCTGGTCGAACGTGTTCGGCGTGATGCTGATGAAGACGCTGTGGAAGGAAAACCGCGTCCGCAGCTACTTGGTCGAGCCGCACCAGTTCGGGGTCTTACGCGAGGACATCATTGATCTCGCCGACCAGGAGGCGTTCACGCACCACTACACGATCACCAAGTCCCAGCTCGAGGCGAGTCTCGCCGGCAACCCGCGTAAGACCTCGATTTTGAGCCGCGTCGGCCGCTCGATGAGCGAGCAGCTGCCGCCGATGTCATCAGGGCTCTCGCGCCTGATCGTCGGCTCCCCGGTGGGCGGCATCCCGGGATCGATCGCGCTTCCCGGCCAGATGTCCGGCATCGATGGCGGTACCGGCGGTGGTGGCCGCGGCCCGCAATACGATTACGCCCCCAAGATCGAAGTCGAACTGATCGATATGTGTGACCTGTACGTCTGGGATGATGACAGCGAGGACTATCAGGTCGTCACGCGCGCCGCCCCCGACGTGACGATCTACGATCGGCCGTCCAACTGGTTGGGCCATGTCAAAGGCATCGCGCCGTTCTCGGTGATCCGGCCGGCGCTGAACCTCTACGATTATTTTTGGGGCGACTCGTTCGTCGCGAGACTGACCTGGCTGCAGGACTGGCGCACCGATCGCACCATCCAGATTCGCCAGATCCTCTCTAAGCAAGCCGATCCGCCGATGTCAATCACGGGCGGCGTGGGGATCGCCGAGGAGAAGCTCTCCGCCCTGCGTGCCGCCGGCGGCCGGGTGTCATTTCCCACGCCCAACGCGAAAGTGACGACGCACGCGCCGACCATGCCATCCGATATCTTCGCGGAACTCTCACAGATCGATGCGATGTTCGACGACACCGCGGGCTTAGGCCACGTGCTGCAGGGTAAGGGTGAGGCCGGCGTGCGCTCGCGCGGCCAGGCGGACCTGATGGCGCGCTTAGGGAGCAGCCGGCCGAAAGAGCGCGCCATCGCGGTCGAAGAGTCCGCCGAAGAGGTCGCCGGGCAAATCCTGCGGCTGGTGCAAGATCACTCCGAGCAGCGCTTTCAGGCGCAAATCCAGACGCCGGATGGGATGCACGAGTTGACTTTTACCGCCGAACAGTTCACAAGGGATTATGAAGTCAAGGTCGACGCGCACAGCTCGAGCCCGATCTTTGTCGAGGATCGAAAGCACGATGCGATCACTTTGCTCGAAGCCCACGCGATCGACCGCGAAACGCTTCTTGATATGTTTGATCCGCCGAACCTGCAAGACCTGAAAGAGCGCTTGAAGAAGTTGGAAAAGCAGGAGCTCGAGGCGAAGAAAATGGAACTGGAACATGGCGGCGCGCCCGCCAAACCGAAAAAGGGCAAACACTGATGGAAGGTCTACCACGCATCGGCCGCAAGACGAGCGGCGAAGGCTCCCACCAGCCGGGCCACGCGTACAAGCGCGATTTCAACCAATCGCCGCGCGGCAAGTTCAAGGTCCGCATGGCGCGCGCCAAGAGCTCGCGCAGCAAAAGCGCACGCAGCTAGATTTTTTGGCGTAGAGTTCGATTTGACTGATGGTATGGCTGCTCCATCGTAAAAGTGGCCGCTCTGAATAGGAGATGCGAAATGGCTCGTCACAAGCGCCGTCACAAGCGGAAGTAGGTCGCGATGTTGGAAATCGGACGAAATAACCGGGGCTACAAAAAGCCGCGCCGCGGCAAGCGCACTCCGCGAAGCGTCTGATGGCTGTACCCCCGGAACTCATGCAGCGCATGATGCAGGGAGGCGGGGGCGGCGGCGCACCGCCTCCCGGCGGTGGTGCTCAACCGCCCTCCGCGATGCCTGGCCCGGGTGGACCTGGCGCAGCCGCCGCTCAAGGTCCCGGTGGCGCACCTCCCGGCCAGTCGCCGGCCGCCGCGCCCATGTCGACGCCTCAGGATAAGCGCGGGGTCAAAGCCGCCGCTCAGACCAACGTGCACATCGCCGTGAACATGCTCGAAGAGGCGCTTCCCGCCTACGGCAGTGAGTCGCCCGAAGGCTCGAAAATCATCAAGGCCTTGAATATCCTTGCTTCGATGATCGGAAAGAAGGACACTTCGGACCTTGTACCCGCCGAAATATTGCAAATGGTGCGTCGCTTGCCGCAAATGGGCGGTGGAACGGCGGTGCAGCAACAGATCATGAAACAGATGGCCCAGGCGAAACAGCAGCCGGCGCCGTCCGCTTGAAGAGGAACTGAAACATGGCCGCTCGTTATCTCGAACCTTCAACCGCTGGCCTGCGCAAGCCGACCGATCCGTCCAAGGATAACGGCCAGATCATCAATCCGCCGCGCTACGCCGAACACGGTGGCCTCGACAAGCCGGCGCGCATTGCGCAGAAGAATCCGCTGACGATTTCCAAGCCCATGGGCGGCCGAAGTTAGGCCATGGCCAAAACCCTCGAAGACCTGACCGTCGACGAACTCTTGGCCTACGCCAAGTCCGCGCAGCCGGCCGCCGAGCTCGTGAGCGCGATGGCCAAGGACCCCGCTCTGCGCGAAGCGTGGCAGGGTCTCGTCAAGAAGGCGCGCCCCGATCTGTCGATCCCGGAATACGACGCGAAGCAGTCAGTGCGCGCCGAGATTGCGACCGAGCGCGAGGAGCGCCAGAAGCTCGAACGCGCCATGATGGAACGCGACGCGCGCGATAACGTCAAAGAGCGCCGCGCATCGATCAAGGCCAAGTACAAACTCTCCGACGCCGATGTCGAGGGCGTCGAGGCACTCATGGTCGAGGACAAGGAAGTGAATTGGACGCACGACGCGGCGGCGCGCGTGTACTTAGCGTCCCGTCAGAGCGCGACGCCGACGCCGGCCACCTTCGCCCCGCCCACCTACGACATGCCGGAGAAGGACGTCTGGGGGAAGGGCCTGGGCAACAAGGCGGCGCTCGATAAGATTGCGATGGGCCAGGCGTTCGAGGCCTGGAACGAGATTGCGAGTGGCAAGGTGCCCGGCCTCGGAGCGGGCAAAGCGAACTGACATGCTGCCACTTGATCAGGATTGGTTAGACTGAACTTGTAATTTACGTTCCTAGCGTGTTTGACCGGCACATCTAGAAACTGCTTGAAGGAGCGATGTCATGCCGGTATTGGGGACTGGAGTATTTCCGGGTGGGGGCGTTAATAGCCTCGGGCAGGAATTGCAGTATGTAGTACGCAGAGCGTTCGTCAAGAAGCTCGTCGTC